AACACGCTACTTTCGTACCGTGACGCTCGTGTCGTAGGTAGATGACGGCCATGCAGTATTAGCTTACGCGGTAGCAAGTCCACGCGCCGTCGCCGGTCTTACGGGCACGGAAGTGACCCGAAGAACCCGCCGCCACAGCGCCCGCACCCACAAGCGTCCAACCCGTGCCAACAGCCACGGTGATGGCATCCGACCCTGCGTCAATGTTAATGACGTAAAAGTCAAAAGCCGCGTTGGTCTTGGTTGCAGACGAAATGCCCGCCTCAAGGTCTGTCACCGTCGGCAGCGTGAGGTTTCCCGCCGTGCCGTTGAAGGTAAAAAGACCACTGGAAAGCTGCGCCGCCGTGGCAGTTGCCGCAGCGGTCAGAGCGGTTGGCGCGTCCTGCGTGAACAGCAGGGCTTCGCCGACATTACCGTCATTAAACTGGTATCCACCAGCGCCATTCGGAAGAGGCATGATTCAATACTCCTAAATTAGATGATGCCGTCGGTAATAGTTCTATCCGGGCGGCTCAGGAGGACTTTGTAGACCTCGCTCGCCGTCGGGGTAATTGAACTACCCGTGAAGTTGCCAAAGGTAATCGCCAGCGTATTCGCTGCGGAAACACGCACCCCAACAATGCCGAGGCCCGCTTGGGCGCTCGGCTTGTTGACGGCGACGTGATCCCCCGCCTCCAGACCGTTGACCGTGAACGTCTGCTCTGCAGAGGTGTTCGCGGACACGGCGGAAGGCGACAGCGTAACGCTAATGACCGCCTGCTTGGGGAGATTGCCGAGTACGTAACTCATGGCATCAACCCCAGAGCCGGACAGCCATCTGCGGACGGATCACCGAGTAGCCATACAGCACGTCGATACGGCACGGCATACGGTCGTTGTTGATGTCGTACTGACGGACAACGCGCATGGAGATACCGTTGTGGACCTGACGCGAAGCCATGTCAACGCCCTGCGGCATGAGCAAGTCAGCCGTGGCGAAGGCAATCGCATCGCGGTGATACACGAGGTTCTGCGGATACTGCGTCGAGGCAGAGCCAAGGAAGGTCACAGTTTTACCAGCAACCGGGAACGAATCCACAGTGGCAAGCGCGTTCGACGCCGTGTAGATCGCCGGGCTGATCTTCACAGTCGCATACGCACCGGCAACCGCCGTCACGTCCTCAGTGACCACGAACTGCTGCAGCGAGCCAGTGGACTCGCGGGTCTGCGGGTTGACCGCATAGCAGTCAGCAATCGTGAACACGTCACCCTTCTTGATGGTCTGAGTGCCAGTGCCCGTGATGGCAATGCTGCTAGCGCCCTGCGTTGCAACAGTCGTCGTAACGGTGTGAGCGCCCGTGCGGGTGCCAGTCGTGAACTGCTTGACCGACTGCGACATATTCAACTCGTTAAAGCCGAGGATGCCTTCGCCGAACATACCGTTCTTGAACTGCGCCGAGATGGTGCTGACGGGGTTAAAGAGACCCTTCATGCCCTCGATGAGCGCGGCGTTTGCAGCCGGGTTCACGGTGACATAACGCGGCGACATCACCGCAGCAGCCTCGTTCAGCTTCTGGTTGGCAGCAAGCAGCACCTGCGTCGAGGACGGGGTGGTGCCGGGGGTGCCGACCGACTGGAAGATGTTTTGGAACGAGTTGGCCACGTCCGCGTCGATGCTGGCCGCAAGCTGCGAAATACGCGGCTTGAGAACACGCTCGGCGAAGTCGTCCAACTGCATGGTCATTTCGGCAGTCGTGAAGTTCACACCGATGTGCTTCTGTGAAGCGACGGTCAGCGTGGTGAACTGCTCGTTGTCGTCCTGCACCTGAAGGGCAGCGCCGTCGGTCACGAGAGCGCGGTCCGGCAGACGGATACGCAGCGTGGTGCCGATCTTGGCGCCCTGCACAGCGAAAGAATCGTCGTACTGACGATTGACGTTACGGGTGATCACAAGGTTGTTCTCGAGGATTTCGAGAGCCTTCCTCGTAATCATGTCGATGGTAAGGATATTATTAGCCACGAAAATTACTCCAAAGTAGGTTTAACGACGGTGCTGCGCTTCCCACTGCTTGATCTGGCGACGGCGTTCGGCTTCGATCCATTCCGACGTACTCATGCTCGATATGGAGCGTGGGTCGGTGGTTTCGTAACCGTTGCCACCGCTAGACCCTTTAGCCGTCACCGGCTTAATGGGAGGCGGAGCGTTGGTTGACTTTTTGACCGGCGGATTGTCCACAAGTTTGGCCTCAATTTTGCCGATCTCTTTGGCTTGCAGATACGGCGATAAGCGGGAAATACGATCAGCCTCGCGGGGGTTGGAACCCAAGTAGTACGCTACGTCCGGGCCAACATCCGATGCCTGTATCGTCTGTGCCATCACGGTCGTAATCGGCAGGTTCTGGTTGTACGCGACTTGCTCGAAGTCGTCGTACTTTTCCCGTGCTGCCTCTTCGCGCTCGTGATAAGCACTCAAGAGTTCGTACTGCTGGCGCTCGGCTTCGCGCTTGGCAAGGAGTTCCTCGGCCTTACGGGTTGCTAGGGCTTCCGCGTAAGCATCGGGGTCTGATTCCCTGTCAGGCAACTCTGCCGGTGCGACGGGTTTATCGACCGTCTGCGCCTTCAGTGTCTGCTCTCGTTCCCACTTGCGACGTTCCTTCGCAAGCCTTTTGCCCACTACCGCGTCCAATTCCTCTTGGGAAAAGGTCTTGTTAGCGGGCTTTTCCTCCGGCTTTGGGGCTTCTTCAGCCTTAACTTCGGGTTCCGGGGTCGCCGTGACTTCCGGTTCCGGCGCGGCTTCCGCCGCTACAACTTCAGGGAGTTGGTTTTCGTCGCTCATATCATTCCTTACGGAGCCTGGTCAATCGGGCCAGTACGAGTTGAATTTAACCGACAAGTGGTAATTACGCAACGCTTGCCCACGGTACCGGCTTTGAGACGGTGGGCGGAGTTAGCAAGTCTTGCAGCTTTTGCGTTGCCCGCAACTCGGCGGCTTCTTTATCAAGGCCGTTGGCATAGCACCAAGACAGCACTTCGTCCTGTGTCAAATTGCCAAAAGGCACAAAATCGCCCTGCACGGGTGGCAATCCTGTTTCGCCATTGGTTTGCGCGGTTTTGCCGTCTTGTGACGCTGAACATATCCAGCTAACCGCCGCCACCACATCGGTGTACTGGCCTTCGGCAGGCTTTACTTCAAGTTTCGTAACTTTCCAAGTAATCATGGGTATACCTATCAGGTTAATGCAGCCGTGGAACGCCACGCGCCGTTATAAACGTAAATTTTGTTGTTAGTTGTATCGTAATACATAGGGACATTGCCCGTTGGATTGGTTGGCACTCCAGTAGGCGGGCCTGCCGCGGCGGGAATATGCGTGAACCCGCTTGCCATTGTTGTCGTACCACCAACAACCTCAACGCCGCCCGCAAAATAGTTACGAGCGGTGCCGGGTGCGTAAAAGTTCCATCGGCCCGAGGCGGCAGCAAGGTCTGAGTAGAACGCATAGTTATTGGTAGCGCCCGTCATCGCGGCCTGCACCAAGAACCCATACTGATTTGTAACGCTCGATCCCGCGCCAATCGTGCCTTGGGCTACGCGAAAGTGCTGTAGTTGGGCGCAGGTAAACGAAGCCGCCGCCGTGCCAACGCTTGAACTAAAAGTGATGGCCGCTGATGTTGAAGTGCTGGGTATCGTTCCGTCTGCAATCGCAGCAAAAGTGACGTTCCCGCTTGAAGGATACGTTCCCGCAATGCGTAACTTCTGATCTGCGTCAGGGGCAACGCCAATACCAAGACGGCCAGTAATCAAATTGTCTGCTGTACCCACCATGTAAAGGTTATAGCGGTTAGTTCCTTCGGCAATATTACCTTGGAAACCGTAGTTGTTAGTTGCGCCTGTCAGCGTTGAGTTGGCTATAAACCCAACCTGCGTTGTTACCGCCGACCCTGCGCCAAACGTACCCTGCTGCGCTCGATAATGCTGCAAGGTCGTTAACGTGAAAGACGCTGCCTCCGTTGAGGGAGATGAGTCATATATCCGCGCAGCCGTTGTTGTTGCGCTCGGAATCGTTCCGATGGATCGAGTTACATTCGTATTGTTGCCGGAGGTTGGATAAGTCCCGCCGATTTCAAGCGCTGTTTCTGCCGAAACACCCGCACCAATGCCGACCCCTTTGTCAGCACCTGTCGTCGGCACGTTCACTAAATTCGTGCCATTCAACTCCATGTCTGCGTAAGCAAACCCAATAGGCGTCGTATTAAAAGGCATGACTCATCCTCACGGGGGGAGATAATCGAACGACATTTCCAAAACGTCGCCTGCCGCCCAAGTGTAAGGCCAACCACTGCGAACGGATTGATTTTGATAAGAAATCGTCAGCACTTGTTCAGCGGCGCCAATGCCGATTTCGCCGACATAAATAAAATTGCCGCTGTTCAATTTCATGTAAGCGCCAGGAATGTACTGGTTATGCACGTTCGTCGAGAGGCGAGGCAAGCTGAATCGCCATGCGGCGGTGCCGTCGCCATACGTCGTGGTGCTGCCCATGACCAAGCGGATGTATACGTGAACCAAGAAGCCGTTGTAAGTAACGCTTGAAGTCAGCGATCCGTTACCGAGCGATGGACCTGTGCCGCTGGCTTGATTCCAAGTGCAGGTATAACTGCGCTGCCTGTCGGCAATAAACGTCGCCGATACGCCGCCCGAGGCTGGGATGTACGTGCTGTTATCAATGGTCAGCGTATCGAACTGGCAGTTTGCCAGCATCAGACCTTGGCAACTAGTCAGTTGCGTCGTGCCGCTGATCGGCACGTTGGTGATGGAACTATCGCCCATCGACAGCACAAGCGGAGTTCCCGGCGTCGATACTCGACCGTTTGCAATCTTATTGACGACGCATTTATCAAACGTCGGGCCGGTAATAAACCCGCGACAGAAAAAGCCATCAAGCGTAAATGCGACGGTGTTGGTCAAGTCAAACTTGCCGTTCGACAGCCAAATGTTCTGAAAAAACCGCACTACGTTCGTAGGATAATTTTCGCCTACTTTGATAGCGGCAGTATCTGCCGACGCCGCTGTCATGTTCGCAGTAAAGTTTGTTACAAACGATCCGTTACCGGCTACGGCTTGATATTCGAGCGCATACGTTACGCTATTAACCACGTATACGTTTTCGATGATTTGCGAAATGCCGGTGCTGACGTAAATGCCACGCCCGCCATAGGACGTGCCTACGCAATCAAGTTGCAAGTCTTTAATGCTGCAAGCGCCGACCATGTTGATTAGGTCGCACGTTGCGCCTTTTTTAATGGTAGACAGGGCGGTTACTGAGCCGCCCTCGCCATAAAAACACTGGCCGGACAGCATCTGCAGCGTGGACGTAACAAGGTACGTGCCAGACGGGAAAAACACGCACGAGTTTACTCCGGCTGCGGCGATTGCGGCATTGATCGCAGCCGTATCATTAGTAATCCCGTCGCCTACAGCGCCAAAACTTTTTACGTTAACAGCGCCTGAATTATCAAATGCTGAAACAGCAACTTTTTTGGTAACGCCGCTTTGGACCACTGGCGTCAGTTCTGCGCCCGTCAGCGGTAAAGTCGCGGACGGCAGATCACTGATTTTAACAACGGCCATTGTTTACTCCTTCGGGACTTCGACCCATGCCTGGGCGGCTTCGTCCCAACTATACATCTTCGGCGGTTCGCCCGTCCCTGCGTCACTCGGCATTGGCACCGGAGCAACCCACTGTGCCGTCTCGTTGTTCAGTACCCACGACGGATACGGCTGCGGCGGAATAAACGCATTGAGGCTTGCATCGTAGGTGTAGCCGATCCCAGCGTAGTGCTTGCGGATGTTGCCGTTGTAGCTCGTCTGCTTCCAGTTGCCGCCAAGCAGCTTCTGGCAAAACGCCGCGCCAACGGCTTCGCTCTCGTTGCCGCTTTCATCAAGGCAATCGTTGTTATGCACAACAATTACCCGTAACACAATGTTGTTTTCATCTAATTCAGCAAAATGCGCCATCTCATTGTCCTAAATGCAATGCGGTAAGATTTTCTTCCATTCCGACGTATCCAACTGGAAACGTATTAAACGCTAATGACACTCGCTCATCGCCCTGCACGGTTTCAACCATGTGCGTAAGATTGGATGGGAACAACAACAAATCGCCTGCTTTAACCTCAAACCACCAAGAATCGCTGTTGTAAACATTAAAGTTTTCTGTTGGCAATTTTAATTGTTGATAACCGTCCTTGTAAAAATAAATCTTGTCTTTGTCCTGTGTTGCCTTGATATACAGCACGCCACTTATAAACGAATTAGGATGCGCGTGTTTGTGATGAAATTCGCCATGTTTTGTGTAATTAAGCCAAGATTGGGTTAATCGCAATCTAACGTCATGTTTTGGTGCGTAAATGGTTTTTAAGTATTCATCAACGCTGGTTTCAATAAATGTTTTAACATCTTGCATTTTTTTGTGTTGCAAGACGTATTTGTCTATGCTGGTAGTGTTGCTTTGATTTTTGTAAGTTTCTTGTTTATAAAAAAAAGCATTTTCCCATTCTGTAAATTCGCGGTTTATTTCAAATTTTCCAACGGCGGTCGGAAAAAGATTAAAAGTTATCATGCAAAAAATTGTTCCTAACATCGCAAATAACTCTACCGCGCTTACTCATTAAAACGTGATTGATCCTGAAGCCGTCCACTTGTATACGCGATAACCGCCAGCAACCGTAATAGTTGGCGATCCTGTCGTGCTTGCGGCGGCTGGTAGCGAATCCACATAACGAATAATGACGATTCCAGACCCGCCAGTCCCTCCTACGGAACCTGCATTTGGCGAGTTTGTTTTTGCGCCTCCACCAGCGCCGCCGCCTGTATTTGTTCCCCCATTTGCCCCAGTAGGACTGCCGCCGGTACTGCCGCCATCGCCACCACCGCCTGTGCCGCCCGGCCCAATCGTTCCGGTTCCGGCATTGTCGCCCATGCCGCCGCCGCCACCGCCCGCATAAGTTACAGACGAGCCGGATATGGATGACGCAGTACCGTTACCTCCTGCGCCGCCGACCGTGGAACTTGCTGCCCCTCCGGCAGCACTTGCACCACCACCACCGCCGCCTGCCCGGTATGTCGCATTATCTGTGGAACCAATTCCTCCGTTATTGCCTTGGCTCGGCGAAGTAGAGGGTGTGTTTCCTGACCCGGCCAAACCGGCTACGGTTGCATCTTGTTTCTGACCGCCGCCGCCACCCGAGCCGCCATTGCCGCCAGTCTGATACGAATTTGAATATCCTGACCCGCCGCCACCGCCGCCCGTCGCGGTAATCGTACTGTAAACAGAATCAGTACCATTTCCTGCTGCGGCGCTTGCGTCAAAACCACTACCGGGCGCGGGAGAACCGCCAGCGCCAACCGTTACGGTGTAAGTTGATCCGGTTGTAAAAGCAAATCCGGTTGCTGTTCTAAATCCGCCCGCACCACCGCCTGCGCCACCGAAAAAACCGCCGCCGCCGCCTCCGGCTACGACTAAATATTCAACAGTTTTAGGCACACTTACGACTTGCCCAACCAGCATTTGCATAATGCCGCTCATGGTTTAACTCACGTTACCGCTGATAACGCAGACCGTTCCTGAGATAAACAATATCGTCGCCACACCTCGCGTTGCCAGAGAAACGCTTGCTTTGTCCGTATCCGTGCCTGCGATGTACGCGGTCGTAATCGTGCAGGTGATAGTAATAGCGCCCGTGGTGTTGTTGAAGATCGAGATGACATCGCCTTCAGCAAAAGTCGCGTCGGGGATCGTGATGCTGCCGCCGGAGCCGACCTGTACATACTTGCCCACATCGCCCGTGGCGAGCGTGTAACTGCCTGTCTTGGTGCCGACCGCAGGGATGTTGCGATAGCCGACCTTGTTCGTGCCGTCAGCCGTGCAGCTATTAAGGTTGCCTGAAGTTGGGGTGCCGAGTACCGGCGTCACCAGAGTGGGCGAGGTCGCAAACACAAGCGAACCGCTGCCGGTCTCGTCCGTCACCGCTGCTGCAAGATTTGCGCTTGATGGCGTACCCAACCAAGTCGCCACACCTGTGCCGAACGAGGTGATGCCCGTACCGCCGTTGGCAACAGGCAAAGTTCCCGTGACGTTTGAGGTCAGGTTGCAGTACGTCGTTGACGTAGAGCCGGTGCCGCCATTGGCAATCGGCAAGGTGCCGGTGACGTTTGATGAAAGGCTGCAATAGGTTGTTGAAGTTGAACCCGTACCGCCGTTAGCGACAGGCAAAGTACCCGTAACCTGGGTCGTGAGATTAACGCCCGTCAGAGCGCCGCCCAGCGTCAGGTTGCCCGAAGTCGTTACCGTTCCCGTCAGCGTGATGCCGTTGACCGTGCCCGTGCCGCCGACCGAAGTAACCGTGCCGCTACCGCCACCACCTGTCGCAGCAATCGTAATCGTGCCGCTGCCGTTCGTAATGCTAATACCAGAGCCTGCCGTCAGCGTGGACTTTGCAAGCGTGTTGCCCGTTGAGTTACCAATCAAAAGTTGTCCGTCGGTGTAACTCGTCTGGCCGGTGCCGCCGTTAGCAACCGCTACAGTGCCCGTGACGTTTGCGGCGTTACCCGTAATGTTTCCCGACACGTCGGAGCCTGGCACCGTCGCACTCGCCGTCATCGCGCTCGTGCCGTTGCCTTTAACGTAACCCGTTAAGGTCGCCGCGCCCGTGCCGCCGTTGGCGACCGTTACTGGTGCGCCCAAGTAACCGACGATGTTGGCGACGGTAAGTTTGTAGTTAGAGCCGCTGCGGGCAATAACGGTTTCGTCAGTTCCTTGTGCTGGTGCGCCTGACGCTAATGCGCTTATCTTGGTATCAGCCATGATTTACTCCAATTCAATCTTGCTGCTGTCTTCTAACAGCACAAAGGAACTATCTTCAAGCAATAAGTACGATGCCGCCGGAGGCGGTGGGGGCGGAGGCGGCGGGGCAGGGAAAGCGACACTGATGATCGACCCTAATCCAACCGCAATTCCGTTACGTCGCTTTGTCCCATCCGTGGCCATTAGCTCTGGCTAATAGGTTTCGCGTACACCGTGCCGCCCGTAGAGACCTGAATAGCCGACACCCGCCACGGGGCGCCCGTGCCATTCGGCACCACAAACGGAATCGGCGTATTAGCGGGAATCGGGGTATCCGAGGTCGTCGCCGTCACGCCTTCGCCCACGCGGACGTAAGCAGCGGTCGTAGACCACACCACCACACCATCGGGGCCGGGGTTCCACGCGGTCGTTGAACCTGCGGTGCCCGTAAACGCCGCCGAATAAGCCGGATAGTCAGCGGCTGAAAGGGGGTTAAGCAAATCCATTTTCATCACCTCACGCGAGGAACTTCAGTTTATACAGCGTTGAAAGATACAATCCCACGATCTCATCGATAATGTTTTGGATTGCGGTGTCTTTCTCTTCGCAAACCTTGTAGCGGTTTGCCTCAACCTCATCAAGCGAGTCCTGCAAGAACTCGGTGATGTTGGTGTTCTTCTTGGCGGTCTGCAGCGTAATCGGCCCGATCAGGCCGTGTCTGCCCTGATAGGCTTCGGCAAAGTCGTCGGCCAAGCCCACAATGCCTTCGTAAAATTCTTGCAGCGCCTTGTGCTTGGCAAACGAGCGAGTGTTGAGATGAACGCTATGGGATACATCTCGCGCTAGGAACAGATGACCTACGAAGTCTGCCGCCTTCATTGCAATTCTCCGCCCGGCATGGGCATTTCCTCACCCATCATGGGTGTTTCACGTGGAACCGGCGCTGATACTAAATCAGCACTTGACATCATACCACTCAATGTGCCCATCACGATGTCTTGAATCTGCTGTTCGTTGAGGCCCGACTCCACCGCCTTAATGCGATCCGTCTCGGCCTGATACGCCTTGACCTGCGCCTCAAACTCCTTGACCTGCACTTCGCGGGCTTCCATCGACTGCTGCACGTTCTGCAGCATCCCGAACATCTGCTCCATCTCAGCGCCCATTGCTTGAATCTGCTGCTGCGCCGCCTGTAGCGCAGGCGATTCGTCAGAGGCTTCCAAGAGCTTGGGATCAATGGTCTTGGCAAGACGCTCGGCAATTTCCTGTGCGCCCGGCCAGTCCATGTTCTTAACGAAAAGATCGCCTGCCACCGCCCAGAGTTGCGGATTGGCTTGGAGAATCTCACCCATCGCCGCCATCGCTTCCTGCCGCTTCGTGTAGTACGAGGGGCCGGTCGTGACGGCAACGTCGTATTTACCGACGGACGGGTTGTAGATTTTCTCGATGACAATGCCTGCCTCGTCCACAATTTTGCGGACAGGCTCGGCTTGCGTCGGGTCGATCCGCACGGTGTCGGTCTTGCCGTCCATGCCGATGATCCGAGCGATGCGCTGCGTGTCGTAGATTTTAGGAATCAAGTCCACGAGTTGACGCGTGACGTAGCGAATGGCGCGAGCCAGGTTATCGACGTAATGGTATGTCCCTGTGTCGCCTTGCCGTTCACGCGCCAAGATTGCCCGACCTGAACGCTCGTTAGACGTGGCGCCGAGAGAGGAATCGTATTGACCCGTTGTGGCCTTGATATCGTCAGATGCCCCCATTTTGGCTTGAATCAGCCCCGTTTGGGGCAATGGGGGCGCCGCACGCTGCGGCAAAGGCAGGATGCTTCCCTGCCCGTCGGTTACGTCAGGGTTGACCTCAAGATACGGCCAGTTGGTCGTATTAGCGGTCTTCCACTGATGCTCGTAACCCTCAAACTGTCCGCCGTAGCCGATAAAGGGCGCCTTCGGTGCAAGCGCCAGCATTTCGGCTTCCTGCGAAACCCAATAGTTGTACATCCGCTGTGCGTCTTTGGCGTTGCGGACAAGGCCCGAGATAAAGAGCCTGCCGTCCACTTCCCACTCGTTACCGACAACGCGCACGACGGGAATGGACTTGCCCGGCCAGTCGGCTTCTTCAAGGATTTCGTAGCCGTTCGTCTTCATCCACTTGATGCTGCGGACTTCAACGTCGCGGGTACGGACGGGCTTGAGGCCCATCATTTCCATCTGCTTGGCTTCTGGCGAACCCGCGTAAGCCGTCACGTTACCGGGGTAGAGATGTAGTTTTACGCTATCGTAAACGGCGTAAAAATACTCCGCCACCCGCACGGTATCTTCGCGTATCCACTGCGAGAGCGTTTCATCGCCGACGCCGCGAGTGCTGATCGAAGAAATAGGTTCTGCGTTCGGGAACTGCCGCTCGAACTCGTCTTTGGGCATATCCTCGGTGATAAAGCACCACTCGGCATCTGCGCCGCAGGGGTCTTGGATATGCGGGTCCATGTAGACGCTAAAGGCGTTACGGACGCGGCAAATACGAATATCTTGATCAAACGTATCGTCGTCGCAGTATTCGGTGAGGATACGCACGTACCCTTCGCCGAACGTCACCTGGTTATCGCAGGCGGTGTCATACGCCACATCGGCATCTGAGATGTACTCAATATGCCGCACCATGCCGTCGAAGATTTCGGCGACTTCAACGTCCGCCTTGTCATCGACCGGAATGACCTTGCCCGCTGGGCGGTTCTGACGCTGATCGTTCGTGACCTGCCGAACGTGCTGCGGGAGCTTGTTGATCGTAAGGCATGGCCGAGCGTTGATCGTCTGACCCTGCACGGCACCGCGAGTCGCCAGCACTTCCTGCGGCCACTGCCAGCGGTTATCCGGTGAGCCTGCCATAAAGCGCAGGTCATCGAGTTCGCTGTCGC